CACTAAAGTCTTTTACACACGGGGACAATGGCGTAGGTAATGTCAGCGTTCACTATGAGAACTACCTCAATGACTTACAGAACTTTGGATACGTTGTAAGTGTCGATGACGTGTGGCACATAACGGGCTTTGGTTTGGCGGCTTTACAAGAGAAAAAAGTCGTGGCTAGTCTTACCAAAATTAGAAACGGCACAACGACTGAATTCTATGATGGAAAAGAGTTAAAGCAGACCTGTGCAAGGCTTGGTGCATACGATTTTCTTAAATATCCTAGTAAATTTGGTGAGCATTTGCGATACCCACGAATTTATCTATAATGGTTTGAAACGAGGCTAGATGTGGATTGATCCCCGCATCGAAAAGGGTTACACCTTCCCCTGCCTATGTTTCTTCTAAAGGTGGTTTAAAAAGTGAAAACTCAATGCATTACTATCAGTTCAATATTGGGGACTATGCTTCCCACACACGGCACTTAAACGTCATAGAAGATTGCGCCTATCGCAGGTTGCTGGACTTCTACTATCTCCACGAAAAGCCGATAAAGCAACATGACATTGCTCGGCAGATCAACATGAGAGAGCATGAACAAGAGGTCTTATCTGTCCTAAATGAGTTCTTTTTGTCATCAGATGATGGCTTTGTTAGTCCACGGGCAAACAAGGAAATTGAGCATTTTCACTCGAAGATTACTCAAGCATCTAAGGCGGGTAAAGCGTCTGCTGAACGGAGGTTCAACGGGCGTTCAACGGACGTTCAACCAACCAATAACCATAAACCAATAACCATTAACCATAAACCAATAACCATTAACCATAAACCAAAGGTAGAGAGCACAAGAGGCTCACGCCTCTCACCAGACTTTTGTTTAACAGAAGAATGGAAAGACTTTTGCCAACAAGACAGACCTGACCTAAACCCGTCTAAAGTTTTCGAGACATTCAAAGACTATTGGGTAGCCAAGGCTGGACAACAAGGGGTAAAGTTGGATTGGTTTGCTACATGGCGTAATTGGGTAAGAAGTCAGAATCAAGCCCTTGGTAACAAAGCAGATCAAGTGTTTACAACTGTGCCAAGCAGATTTGAGCGTGATCCAGCACTTATCGCTGTTGAGCAAAAACTAAAAGAGGGTGTTCCGATGCCTCCTGAAATTAAATTGGCCTTAGAAAGGTTACGCAAATGAACTCATTTTTAATAAAAGACGCCACCTGTATTAGTTTTTCAGGAGGTAGAACCTCCGCTTATATGCTGTGGAAGGTTTTACAGGCTCACGATATGAGCCTACCAAATCAAGCAAAAGTGATATTTTGTAATACAGGCAAAGAAGAAAATGCGACCTTAGACTTTGTAAACCAATGCTCTAAAGAATGGGGTGTTGAGATTACATGGCTAGAGTTTGCCGTTGAAAATGAGGAAAAAATCTCAAAAGTTGTTAATTACGAAACTGCAAGCAGAAATGGTGAGCCGTTTGATGCTGTAATAAATTGGTATCAACCTGCTTTGCCAAATGGAAGGGCTAGATACTGCTCTAGCCAAATGAAGACCAGAACCATGCACCGACATTTAAAGTCGCTGGGTTGGACAGAGTGGGACTCATTTATTGGCATTAGGGCAGATGAACCAAGGAGAGTGGCTAAATTTAGGGCTAATCCTCACCCCGAAAGGAAATACGAGACAGTTTGTATGCCTTTAGTCCCAATCGGGGTTTCGTCAAAAGAAGTCGGTAATTTTTGGGCAAATCAAACTTTTGACTTAGGACTGCCCAACATAAACGGGAAAACAATGCACGGAAACTGCGATTTATGTATGCTAAAACCAAAATCTCAAGTCTTGAGCCTGATAAAAGAAAAGCCAGAAAGAGCATTGTGGTGGATTAAACAGGAAGAGGAAGCCGCCAAAAGATGTCATGGTGATGGTAAATTCTTTGCTATTGACCGACCAAGTTATGCCCAAATGTATAAATATTCCTTTGAACAAGACGATATGTTTGACCAAAATGAAGAAGGCATATCCTGCTTTTGTGGAGACTAAGATGACTAGACTACAAGCACATGAAATACTTGATAGACAAAAACGAGGATTCCTCTGCCTACCTAGCGAGGTTAGTCAAGCACTATGGGTCTGCGGAGACACGAGAGGAGATTTTGTCGTGTCTAGCGATGGAATGGAAAAGACGATACATAGACAAGATGAAGACCTTGGGGAAACACAAAGCCTCTTCATGGTGGGCGAACACGATAGACGATATGGAAAAGAAGCGTGGGAAGCCATTTGTGGCTGATTTAAGGAGAAGAATGAATGAAACACGATCAAATAACCCAAATGTGGCTTGATTCTGAATTTGAACCTTATCTTTTTGCAGAAATGGTTGCAAAAGCAGAACGAGAAGAGTGTGCTTTACTCTGTGAAGAAGAGCGCATCAATGCTGTCCACTATACAGCCCCTACACAGTCAAACTGGTTGGCAATCAAGATAAGGAATAAGCAATGATTCACTATCATGGTCTTCCAATCACCCCTGCCACAGTAGCCAACTACGCCATCCAAGCAGGTCATGCCTTCATAAGTTATGCCCATCCTGACCAACTAGGGACTGCTGTTGACATTGCTCAATCCTTTGCCTTAGACAATGGGGCATTTTCAGCATGGAAAAATGGTAATCCAGTAAAAGATTGGACAAGTTTCTACGATTGGGCATTGGAAAACAAGAAAATCCCTCATTGCGACTTTGCCGTAATCCCAGATGTCATTGATGGCTCAGAGGAAGATAACGATGCTTTGCTGAAAGACTGCCCATTCCCAACTTGGTTTGGCGCACCCGTTTGGCATATGCACGAGAGTTTTGACCGCCTTGAACGCCTTGCAAACATTTATGTGCGAGTTTGTATAGGTAGTTCTGGCGCATATGCTGTCATTGGAACAAATGAGTGGTGGTCACAAATAGGCAAGGCAATGAGGGTTTTGTGTGATGACAAAGGCCGTCCATCATGCAAACTTCATGGATTGCGGATGCTTGACCCAGGCATTTTCAGCAAACTACCATTTGCCTCTGCCGACAGCACTAACATTGGTAGAAGTGTAGGAATGGATGGAAAGTGGAAACATGGAAGTTATCCACCTCCAACCAAAGAGGCAAGGGCGCAGGTCATGCGCTCACGCATAGAAGCATTTAACGCACCCCCGGTTTGGGGATTTCATCAAGTTGAACAAGGAACATTACTATGATTTATTCTGCAATTTTCATTTCTGCACTGGTTGCCGCAAACCTATTGGTGGCTATTTTTGGCCCGTGGTTTAGTATTCTGAACAGTTTTCTATTGATTGGACTAGATTTGTCAATCAGGGACAAACTACATGATTCTTGGAAAAACAAACATTTGCCAATCAAGATGGGTGGCTTAATCCTAGTGGCAAGCGTAGTTTCATACCTGCTTAACCCTGCCATAGGAATGATTGCCATTGCCTCCTTTGTAGCATTTACCCTATCAATGATTGCCGATTCTTTGGCATATCACTATTTAGCGAACAAGTCATGGTTTGTCAGGTCAAACGGCTCGAACCTTGTTGGTGCTGGCGTGGACTCAATTGCTTTCCCTACGATTGCCTTTGGTGGCTTGATGCCTGAAATTGTGGCTTTGCAATTTGTTTCCAAAGTAAGTGGTGGTTTTGTTTGGTCATTTTTACTAAGAAAATTAAAATGAAATGCCCACTATGTAAAGCGGCAACCGATGTAAAGCACACTAAGGATGGTTTACGCACAAGGGAATGTTTTAATCTGCATAGATTTAGAACCCAAGAGGTTGTGGTGTCAGAACCTAAACCAAAGAGAAAATGGAAAATAAGGGATAGAGAATGACCATATACATCGGAATTGATCCTGGCTCAGTCTCAGGCGCAGTAGGTGCAGTTCATTCAAATGGGGATTACTTAGATTCATTCATGATCGAACACCAAGACAAGCATATTTTGCCTATGGTGTTTAAAAACATGATTCTGAGACTAGCCGATCCCAAAGAAGGGGCAGAAATCTGTTGTGAACTCGTCCACTCAATGCCAAACCAAGGCGTTGCTAGTACGTTCCAGTTTGGTAGGGCTGTGGGTGTCATAACGGCTGTATGTACGCTAACCAACTATCCACTACACATGGTTTCGCCGCAACGCTGGAAAAAGCACTTCCATCTGACCGGCGATAAAGACGAGGCATTGGATTGTGCAAGGATGCTATGGCCTGAAGCACCATTAAAGCGTAAGAAGGACATAAACATAGCCGAATCTCTACTCATAGCCGAATATTGGCGGGACATGATCAATGGAAAAACCAGAGACAAAACCGCATAGATTATTTCCAACCACAGCAAATGAGCGTCATATCCTGACTACTTTAGGCAATGGCAACATGGTGGAAG